TATTCGGAGAAAAAGATATATTGTTTGGAACACAGTCTATATTTAGTGAAGGAATTAGTTTAGACTGTCTAAGTTGTCTTATTCTGGCAACACCCGTAAACAATGAACCACTATTAACACAGTTGATAGGTCGTATAATCCGAATATACGAAGGAAAACAGCAACCAATCATCGTTGATATTCACTTAGTCGGTCGTACAGCAAGACGGCAGGCTGGAGCGAGAATGGGTTACTACATAAAACAAGGTTATGATGTTAAAGCTATATAACATTGGAAAAATAATTCTTGACAAGCGGTATATTTTTTGATATAATGATACTCTATAATTGGAAAAAAATTAAGAAAGAGGCAAATAGTAGTGTTTCAGACATACTAACTATCCTTCATATTTTGACTTATCGACTGCCCCCAGTCAATAGGAAAGACAGAATATACAAGTTTTGGCAGAAAAGTTTCTATGGAAATAGTTTTCTAGTCAATCCTGAACCCTTATTTATCCAACGAAGATTGTATTCAGACAAAGAGATTGCGCAGTATGCAGGTATCGCTTCCCTGCGCAATCTGTTCGCATACAATACAACAAAAGATACCACATTGGACTTGCTGCACTATAATGGTAAGCAAGATATAATAAACAACAATAGATTACTTTGGATTGAAAATGATAGAATACATTTTAAGTTTGAAGAAATCACAAGCCTAAAGGAATTAGAATGGCACTAAAATTTAATGAATCAAAAGGTGAAGCTGTTAAATCTAAGATTGACAGTTATCAATATGTCGAAGGCGACAATAAAGTAAGAATGGTAGGCGATATCTGTGCAAGATACGTTTACTGGTTAAAGGGCGAGAACGGTAAGAACTTGCCTTTCGAATGTCTATCATTTGATAGAGAGAAGGAAATATTTAATAACCTAGAAAAAGACTGGGTTAGAGAATACCACCCTGAATTAAAATGTGGTTGGTCTTATGCAATTCAATGCATACATGACGGCAAAGTAAAAGTCTTAAATCTCAAGAAGAAACTAATGGAGCAAATTAAAGTTGCTGCAGAAGATTTAGGTGACCCTACAGATTTAGAAACTGGTTGGGACGTCCACTTCAAAAGAGTAAAGACTGGACCTATGGCATACAATGTAGAATACCAACTACAAGCACTTAAGTGCAAAAATAGACCACTCGATGAAAATGAAATGGAGTTGGTTGCAGACTTAAAATCCATGGACGAAGTATTAGCTAGACCTACTCCTGACGCTCAAAAAGAGCTTCTTGATAGGATTAGAGCAGGCTCCAGTAACAGCGACGAAACTGCTGCTGAGGAGTTTGATGTCTAATGATAGGAGTTGGAGAAGAATTTCCTCATGCTGCACTTCAAGGTGTAGTAGGAATTAACCCTAATAAAACCATAACAGAAGTCTATACTGATGATGAACATGGAGATTGGAAAGTAATTTTCTTTTACCCAAAAGATTTTACATTTATCTGTCCTACAGAAATCGCTGCTTTTGAAAAAGTAGCAGAACAAGAAAACTGTAGTGTATATGGTATTAGTCCAGATAATGAATATTGTCATCTTGAATGGTTACAAAATAATCCTTTATTAGAAGATGTTTCTTTTCCATTACTTGCAGACTCAGGAAATATGTTAGCAGAAGATTTAGAAATAGTAAGCGAAGAAAACGTACCTTATAGAGCTACTTACATAGTAAACCCAGAAGGTATTATTCAGCATGTTTCAATTAATGCACTTGACACAGGAAGAAATGTCGATGAAATCATTAGAACTTTACACGCACTACGAGCAGGTGGATTAACTGGTTGCTCATGGACTGCAGGAGACGAGTTCGTAGCATGATTTTATTTACCGCTGATTGGCACATAAAACTTGGACAAAAGAATGTTCCAGTACCATGGGCTTGTACTCGATACAAGTTATTCTTTCAGCAGGTAGAAGAAGCTATAGAACAGCACGATTGTAAATTACATATCATTGGAGGGGACTTGTTTGACCGAGTTCCCTCAATGGACGAGCTGACTCTATACTTTGATTTTGTAAAGCAATGTAGTATTCCTACAATTATTTTTGATGGTAACCATGAGGCTACTAAAAAGAATACTACATTCTTTAGTAATTTAAAAAGAGTTACTAATGAAATAAACCCAAATGTAATAGTAATTGATGAATACTATGAACACCCAGAAGGCTGGGCAATATTACCTTATGCTGACCTACATAAAAAAGGAAGTATAGAAGGAGTAAGAACAGACTACTTATTTACTCATGTAAGAGGAGAAATACCTCCTCATGTTGTACCTGAAGTAGACTTAGAAAGATTTAGTAAGTTTAAAACTGTATTTGCAGGAGACTTACATGCACACAGCAATACGCAAAGAAATATAGTATATCCTGGCAGTCCTATGACTACAAGTTTTCATAGAAACGAAGTACAAACAGGATATATAGTAATAGACCCAGATTGGAATTGGACTTGGCATGGATTTGATTTGCCACAACTATTAAGAAAAACAGTATCAAGTCCTGATGAAATGATACAAACAGACTTTCATCATACAATATATGAAATAGAAGGAGATGTGGCAGACCTAACAGGAGTAGAGAACTCAGAGTTACTCGATAAAAAAGTTTTAAAAAGAAAAACAGAAGCTACTCTTATGTTAGATAAAGAAATGACAATAGAAGAAGAATTAAATGAGTATCTGAGTTATATTTTAGAATTAGACGACAGTAAAACCAAAAAAATATTAGGAGTGTTTAGTGATTACGCTAAAGAAGTTGAAGTGGAATAATTGTTTTAGTTATGGTGAAGATAACATATTAGACTTAAATGAGAGTATAGTAACTCAGCTTGTTGGTACAAATGGAGCAGGAAAGTCTTCCATACCTTTAATACTAGAAGAAGTATTATTTAATAAGAACTCAAAAGGAATTAAAAAAGCTGACATAGCAAATAGAATTAATAATAAAGGGTATGATATATCCCTAGATTTTGATGTAAATAATGACGAGTATAAAATTGAAGTTACTCGTAGAGCATCTATAAAATGTAAATTATATAAGAATGGAGAAGATATTTCTAGCCATACCGCTACAAATACTTATAAAACAGTAGAAGAAGTATTAGGTTTAGATTTTAAAACATTTACTCAGATAGTATATCAAAATACTAATACAAGTTTGCAGTTTCTAACTGCAACAGATACTAATAGAAAGAAGTTTTTAATAGATTTGTTACAATTAGAAAAATATGTAAAATACTTTGAAATTTTTAAAGAAAACTCACGAGTTTTAGCTGGAGACGTTTCTCACATACAAGGGAAACTTGACACAATCATTAAGTGGTTAGATGACAACAATTTGGAAGCACCTACTATACTACCCAAATTAGATTTACCAAAAATATCGGAAAAAGACTTAGAACAATTAAGTTCTTTACAATTAGAATTTAAAAATATCTCTGAAATCAACCGAAAAATAAATAACAATAATTTTTATAAAACCGAGCTAGCTAGTATAGACCTTAACAAATATAAAAATGAAGGAAATCACTTATTAGAATCTCGACAAAACTATGACAAAGATTTAGAAGAATTAGGTAAGTGGCAGTCGGTTTATAGTAGTGAAGTCTTTGAGGGAACAAGTGAGGATATATGTCCGACTTGTGGGCAAGAAGTAGACCAAGATTTACTTGATGAAATATATCAACGAGAAGAAGAAAAGCACAGTCAAGCATTTGAATATATTAAAAAAATTCAATCCACTATTAGACTTAAAAAAGAAATTAATCAGAACATAGAAGAAAAGCAAAAAGAAGAAAGAAGATGGAAAGAGTTATTTAGTAGTATTGACCAGACTTTACCTACTGAAGTAAAAGACGCAGATGAGCTACAAGGAAAGATAAATCTTTTAGCAGAAAAAATTGATAACGAACAAAAAGAATTAGAGTATGTAATAAATGAAAATGAAAGTAGAGAAAGACACAATACTCGACTGCAGGTTATACAAGAGCAGATAGGAGAGTTTAAGCAAGAACTAAAAACTCACGAAGGAAAAATAGAAGAAGCAAAAGATAAATTAGCAAGTATAGATATCCTAAAGAAAGCATTTAGTACAAATGGATTACTTGCATATAAAATTGAAAATTTAGTAAAAGATTTAGAAGAACTCACAAATGAGTACTTAGCAGAATTATCAGACGGAAGATTTAACTTAGAGTTCGTTGTATTCAATGACAAGTTAAATGTAGAGATAGACGATAACGGTAAAGCAGTAGAAATACTAGCTCTGAGCGCAGGAGAACTGGCTAGAGTAAATACTTCTACTCTTTTAGCGATTAGAAAACTTATGAGTAGTATTTCCAAGTCAAGAATTAATGTATTATTTCTTGACGAGGTTACAAATGTACTCGATGAAGTTGGAAAAGAAAAAATGGTCGAGATACTATTAAAAGAAGAAAATCTTAATACATATATAGTATCACACGGCTGGACACACCCACTTTTATCTAAGATAGAAGTGATAAAAGAAAACGAAATAAGCAGACTAGATGGTTAGTAGTAGACAAAAAGGTATAAGAGCTGAAAAGCAAATAATAGAAATATTAAGTAGAGAAACAGGATTACATTGGGAACAAACTCCTGGCTCTGGAAGTGGAAAAGTTAAAGGAGATTTAAGAGTTCATGGAAAACATAATCTCTTTTGTGTAGAAGTAAAGTTTTATAGAGATACAGAATTTAACTCTAAAATATTTACTTCACGAACAAATAACTTTTACAAATGGTGGAGTAAAGTAGTTAGGCAATCCCAAGATATGAAACAAGAGCCGCTTCTTATATTTAAAGAAAATTATGGTAAGTGGTATGTTGCCACAGTAAGAAAGCCAGAGAAATATAAAAGATATATGCATATAGCATGGCTTGGCGCATATGTACTACTACTAGACGATTGGTTAGCAAAAGAAGAGGTAAACTGGACAAATGGCGATTACATTCTCAAGCCTTGGGAACCGTGCTCCGACTGGGAACTTGCTGATAGTTGATGGACTAAACATAGCATTCCGTTGGAAACATCAGGGAAAACTAGACTTTAAATATGATTATATACGAACAGTAGAATCATTAGCTAAGTCTTATAATGCAGGAACAATAGTAGTTCTTGCTGATGGTGGAAGCACTTTTAGAAAAGAAAAATATCCCGAATATAAGGCAAATAGAAAAGAAAAGTATGCAGAACAAAGTGAACTTGAACTAAAAGAGTTTGAGATGTTTCTTGCAGAATTTAATAATACATTAACAGCACTAAAAGACAAAGACTATCCTGTATTTAACTTCAGAGGAGTAGAAGCAGATGATATAGCAGCATATATAGTTAAATACAGACAGAAGTTTGGATATGATGAATGTTGGTTAATATCTTCAGATAGAGATTGGGATTTGCTGATAGATGATAATACATCTCGATTCTCAACTGTTACTCGTAAAGAAACTACAGTAGATAATTGGGATGAACACTATGATTTTCCTATGGAAGATTATATCACCTACAAATGTTTAGTAGGAGATAAAGGAGATAACGTTCCTGGTGTTCAAGGTGTTGGACCAAAAAGAGCTGTGACTCTTATGGAACAATATGGCACAGTCTTTGATATATACGATTCCTTGCCACTAGAAGGCAAGTATAAATATATACAGTCTGTAAATGAAATGGGAGAGCAGTTACTGTTAAATGTTGAATTAATGGATTTAAT